ACATGGATAAGTTGCGATTCTTTTTTTCAGCATTTTGCTTGGGATAAGAAAAAATATGGTATAGTTCTATGGTCAGTTTCCGATCCTAATATTTTTGGTCATCCTGAAAATATTAATCTTTTAAAAGATAGGAAATATTTGGTTGAAAACCAATTTTTATGGTGGGAAGATACGGATCACGATGCTAACAAATTTGTTAATCCTGAAATAGTGATTGAAAGTTTAAATGCAAACTTCCCATGAAACCATTGATGACCTCTTCGATTTTCTACAAAATAAAACAATCAAAAGCGTTGATGTTGATCACTACGATGGTAAAAATTACTTGGTATTTTTATTATCTTGTGGCTCTTATGCTTATATATCTTGCGGCAACAATGATGGTAGCCTTTACTTGGCTATTGAAAAAAATGTTATTAATTAGTAGAAAGTTATTTAAATGAAGCATTTAGATGAAGTAAACGAACACACAAAACATATATTAGATACAGTTTCGGGAGTTACAGTTTTGGGAACTGTTATGAAATTTTTACCAGCTATTGCCGCATTATTATCAATTATTTGGTATTGCATTAGAATTTATGAATGGGCGCGTTCTAAATTTAAAAAATAATGCCCTTAAAAAATAAGAGCAATAGAAAACAATATTTGCGCGATTGGAAATCAAACAATCGAGAAAAAGATATATTTTTACTTGCTAAACATCGTGCCAAATCTAAAGGCATAGAATTCAATATAGAATTATCCGATATAATTATTCCTGAAATATGTCCTATTTTGGGACTTCCATTAAAACTTACAGTTGATAAAGATAGAGATTTAAGCCCAAGTATTGATCGCATAGATAATACAAAAGGCTACATAAAGGGTAACATTCAGATCATATCTTTTAAAGCTAATGCTATGAAATCAACTGCTAATAAAGATGAATTAATTAACTTTTCTAATTGGGTGAGGGAAAATTATGGCGATTAAATATAGTGAAGCTGGCAAAGGATCAACCACAAAACTTAAACAAAAGAAGGCTTATGATGAGAATTATGAGCGTATATGGGGCAAGAAAGAAAATAAACTATATGAAGATAGATATTATGATTCTGATGAAACAACATCTTGGGATGAGGATCGTATAGATATTATTGGTTTAAATGGCAATACAGGCGATCACTACATTAAATGATATGATTATTGATACCATATCATGTCAATGTAAAATATACTTTACATCCGTTTTCATTCAAGTTATTGATTTATATAAAAAAAGTGAAAACAATTTGCATGAAATTTAAATAATTAAATGTGTAATATACTGCACATTTAAATACACACTATACACATTATAAAAAAAGGGGCAATTAAGCCCCTTTAGTTTAATAACAATCTGTAACAATAATCATTATTTGTTCATTACATACATTGTTACTTCAAAGCCAAAACGCATTTCTTGAGCTGATGGTGTAGTCCACATAATTTTAGTCCTTTATAAATGTTATACAAACGCCAATATTGAAGTTTGTATTGCAAATTATGGGCTTTTTGCTAAACAAAACCATCAGTAAAATCATTAAAATGGTAAGTCAGCTTTATCTTCCGCTCCACCTTGTTTAGGTTGCGGCTCTCTCATTGTTACCCAGCCGTCAAAATTGACAGGGATAGATTCTATGAGAAGTGAAGTGCCACCTTGTTTATTGCTCATAGCCACGCCTACTTTAGTCCAGCGAGCTTTAGTTTCGCCATTAGCGTTAGTGTATTCGCCTGTTTTAGCGATTAAATCATGGGTTATTGCCATTTTGTATTTCCTTTAAGTTATTAACGATAGTTTCAATTTCAGACAGAAAAGCGATCACCGCATTCTGCATAGTTTGTATATATTCATCATCTCGATAAATACGCTTTACGAATCCTTGCAGATGATCAGGCATATCGGGATCAAATGATATAAGGTCGCAAAATTCTCTTTTTTCATTTCCATTAGAACCAGGCACACAAGCTAATTGCCATTGCACCTGGTCATAATACTGTTCTAATTGTTTGCCGCCTGTAAGGATATTATCCAGGTGGTTTTCGGGATTAGGTATCTTAATTTCGATCAATGAATTGGTAGCATCAACCAATCCGTCAGGTGAACATTGAGCGCCATCAATTGTAGGATGTAAAACAATCGCTACTTGATCCACAAAGGTATTATATTTAACTTCATACCAAGCCCTAGCCATTGGTTCTAAATCGATTCCTCGTTGCATAGCAGGTGTTTTATAAGTTTCTAATTTTTTACCTGTTAATCGTTCCCTAATAAGCTCATTTTTATATTTGCGCTTAATTAAAGATTCAGCACCATTTCGGCCTTCAGTCAATACATCAGAAACCCTTGAACCGCCAATTTTACCTATACGCAAAGCCATCCATTCGGGACTGCCCTGCTCTATACCTTTTATTATTCTATTCATAATCGAGGGCTTTTAATTTTGCCATATAAAGGCGCTAATAAATATTTATCACCTAGCTCTCTTTTAAGGGCTTCTATTTTTGTTTTACGAGCTTCTATAGCCATTAATTCTTGATCTGAATAAGGTAGCTTCACTCCGTAAAAATTACTGTTTTTTAATCCGTCAATCATAGCTCCGCCTTTCTTTTATCTTTAGCTTCAATAACAAGTTTAGATAGGGTTCGATCATTTTTAACTTCGCCCATAACAAAATTATAATTAGCCTGGAGTTCCTCTAAAGTTTGTGATTGTGTAATTTTTTGAAGATAGTCTGCGGCATTGAGCGCGGCTGATTGGCCATCATCATCATCAGCATAAAGTAAGCACAATGCAGAAATTGAATATCTGCGAATGTAACTTGTAGCCGAAGCTAATCCTTGCGGATCTTGTTTTTGAATAGGACAGACGGCAGTATCCTCGATCCACTCCCCTGAACTATGGATTAAACGAGTTGTTAAATGGAGTTTATTGTCGTCTGAAGGGCTTAATGATTGAAGTAAAGCTATGCCATTATCATTGAGTGGCTTTTTAACCGCATCAATCACAGAATTAATATTAGCGTATTTGGATTTGTAGTGAGGATTTGTTGAATCTTTAACGGCAAATTTAATTTCTTTTTGCGCCGACACTAAAGCTTCAGCAATCTGTTTGATGCTTTCGGAAGTTTTCATCTTATCTTGTCCTTATAAAAGTTTCTAAACTATATTTTCTATTGTAGCATCATAAATGCGTTTAGCCCAACTATTAGTTTCATGGTTATTATAAACATATTTAGCCATGTCTTTAATAGCTTTATTAAACTCATCTCTAATACGGCCTAGCTCATCATCTTTAGCATCAAATAAAATGCTATGAACCTTACTAATAAATGGGCCTGAATCTTCAGCATCGGCATAAAGATCGCCCCAGTTTTGACATTGAAAAGTTAAGTAATATTCAATTAACTCTTGCATATTACGAATTTGATCATCATCGCCATAAAAATCAGGATCAGGATGATGAAGCGCTTGAATATGTATCTTATTTTCAATTGCAACTTGGTCAGCCATATCAGCTCCCGTAAGTGTTTGATTTGTCGTCATATTATACGCCTTTTAAGAATTTGTCTAGTAAAGGATACAATACATATAACCACAAGCCAAAATATGCATATACGGCGATGGCATAAACGATTAATTTCTTATTTTGTGTTGTCATGTTACTCCCCTATTTCAGATTGATAAGGATTGCTAATTTGAGTTTGAACATACTCATAATTATTAGATTGAGTATTAAGTTTTAATTGTGAGCCTGGCATAACAAACTCGTATTGATCGGCTGTCCAATTATATTTAAGTTTAGCTTCTTTGGGTGCATAATTCCATTTTTTTTCAACCCAATTGTAACGAAGTTTAGGTGATTCACCCCCGATAGCCATGATCGGGAGTGCGATTAATAGTGCGGTTAATAGTGTTTTCATTATGCCACCGCCTTTTCAGCAAATTTTTTAGCATAAATTTTTTGAACACTAGGAACTTTAGCATCTATCCATAATTGCATTTCAACTTCAGTTGCAAAAGAGCCATAAGCATAGCTACCGCCAAAAGTTTCATCATTTCTAGTTTGATGAATTCTTGCTACAAAATAAATAGTTGTATCAATTTTTGTTTGATCAACAGTAAAATCATTTGCTATTTGTTGTTTAGTGTAGGTTTTAACCTCTACACCTAATTGACGATTTTTTTGATCATAAATATCAAATTGGATATTTAATGTTTGAAGCGGATTTACTACAGTTGTATATTGCATTTTAGTTTCCTTAAAGTTTCGTTAATAAAAGTGTGTTGCTAGGTGTTAATATATACCTCTCAAAAACCATGTCAAGCTTTTTTAAAAATATTTATGAAAAATAACGAACACCTGGCACAGACTTTGCTTATTAAATGGTTTAGACTTCAATACCCATTAATGGCTAAATGCTTATTTGCTATTCCAAATGGCGGTGCTAGACACATCGGAACGGCTATTAAACTTAAACAAGAGGGAGTTACCGCAGGGGTATCTGATTTGTTTCTTATGATCCCAGCAAATGGGCTTCATGGGCTATTTTTAGAGATGAAAGCAGACAAAAGTGCAAAATTACAACAAAATCAGGAACAGTTCCTTACTTTAGCAGAATCAATGGGTTATGGTGCGGAAGTGGCCTATGGGTTTGAGGAAGGCCAAAAAATAATACAAAAATACTTGCAAGATAAATAAATTTCGGTTTATAGTGCGAAAAGCATACAAGATAAGAGAAAGGAAACTAATTGCATTATTATCAACATAACATATCAGATTACAGGGCTGATACAGGTCATTTAACCCTGTTAGAGCATGGTTGTTATCATCAATTATTAGATCAATACTATCTTAACGAAGAGCCACTTCCTAAAGATATAGACAAAATATATCGATTACTTTCAGCGAGGACTAATGATGAAAAGACTGCTATTCAAAATGTGCTTAAAGATTTCTTTATTGAAACTGAAGCTGGTTTTATTCAAAGACGCGCTGATGACGAGATAAAGTTTTATCACGATAGAGTTGATTTAGCCGCTAAAGCAGGCCGTATAAGTGCCGAAAAACGGGCTAATTCCAACGGGCGTTCAACGATCGTTCAACGGGCGTTCAACCAACTAATAACTAATAACCAACAACCAATAACTAATAACCATATAGATATATCATCCGATTTTGATATATTTTGGCAAGAGTATCCAAAAAAAGTCGGTAAAGAAGCCGCAAGAAAATCTTGGAATAAGATAAGACCTAATTTACAAGATGTTCTTAAAACTTTAGCTTGGCAAAAACAAAGCAAGCAATGGTTTGAGAAGGGTGGACAGTTTATTCCTAATGCTAGCACTTATTTAAATCAGCATAGATTCTTGGATGAGCCGTCTGTATCAGTAACATTTTAGGAAAGAAGATGGTTAATGAAATATTATGTTTATCAGCACTTATGTGGGGTGAAGCAAGGGGTGAAGGCAATATGGGCATGGTTGCAACTGCTTATACTGCGATTAACCGCAAAGCCGATCCAAATTATCCGAAAACTATTTGTGAAATAATTAAGCAACCTAAACAATATCAATTTATTGATTATGGAATGCCAACTAAAACACAAATAGCATATTTAGAACCGCTTGCAAAAGCGATTTTAGAAAAAAGGATAAGTGATCCAACAAGGGGCGCAAAATGGTTTCATACAAAAAATATAAAACCATATTGGGCTAAAGATAAAGTAGTTAAGTTAGCATATAACAATCACATTTTTTATTAAGGAAAAGACATGACACAAGATACAACAATGGGCAATTTAGAAACTTGGGTTCGTCAGTTAAATGGCGAACTCAATGTTGAGGAAATAGCAAAAACTAAACCAGCACCAATTCCTGATTTAGTAGCACCTTATTCCGTATTTTTAAGAGCTTATGACAAAGTAGGTCTATGCGCTCTTACCAATCCTAGACGCTTTGCTAAATGCAATGTAGAATTTGTATTTGATGGCAATACTCGAAAATTAAAGGATGTAAGATTAATTAATCAAAATGAAGCATAAAGAACCTAATACTAAAGAATGGCTTTTAAAAGTCCATCGACAAGCACAAGTTGATCTTGAGTATCGAAAACAATTAGCACAAGATGTTAATCAACTTGTAGAAGCTTTAGATTGGATGATTGAATCTTTTACTCAAGGCGATGCAAGGTGGAATGATGTTCCTTGTGTTAGAAATGCAAAAGTAATATTAGAAAAACTTAAAGGATAAGATATGAAACAACATAAATGGCATAAAGAAATAAAAGCATGGGCTGATGGTGCAGAGATTGAAGAAAGATGGATTAGTCAAAATACAGTAGAAGATGAATGGAGAGAAGCACAAACAAGTCCAATGTGGGATTGTGATGGTCTTGAATTTCGCATTAAATCACAACCTAAAGAGCCACAATGCAAAACACACCCCGATTCACCTCATGGGTTTTGTAGAGACGCAAGTCATAGTGAAGATAGATATGTATGCGAATGTGAGTTTTGGGAAGAACCTAAACAGCCACAATATTTGTATGTGTATTTAGATGATGACTATGAATTTTCGCCAATAAAACTAAATACTAAATGGAAATACATAGGCAAAATTAAACTAGAGGTGGAAGATGGAAACTAAAGCCTGGTTAATAGAAGAGTTTAATAATAATAATGAGCTTGTATGGAAAATGATTTCTTTTTTTGAGCCTGACAGTTTAGAATGGATGCGCGACCTTAAAGGCAAAAAGCATAATTTAGTTATATCAGAGCTTGGAGTTAAAAATTCTAAAAAAATTAATGGCATTGAAAAAAAATATGACAGTAGCAAATTTGTGGTTGGCCTTTAAGATTGTTGGTTTTCTTTTGTGGGTGGTTATATTCTTGGTTATTGCATTCGTCTTATATACCTTATGGGAACGCTTTAATGACTAAACTTATAGATTTTGCAATCAAAATATTAATTATTTGTGGGCTATTTGGCCTGATGCTTGGAATATCTTTAATGTTAGAATTGACATTTATCCGATGAGTAATTGTATGGAAGTCTTATTTCGTTATATTGTATTTGATGATTTTGGTGAGCCAATTATTCGCTTTAGAACAAAACATGAAGCTGATTGTTATGTATTGCATAGACCTAATCATAAGATTAAACGATTGCCACCTCAACCTAAAGAAAATGTATTTGATTTAATAACTGAAGAGCCACCATTTTGAGCCACACACTAATTATTGTTACAGGTTTAATTTATACTTACATTAGCATCGAGCAATTTTGGCTTGGTAACAATGGCATGGGTATTTGCTATTTTGGTTATGCAATAGGAAATGCAGGTTTGTATCTAATGGCTAAATAAGGAACTAACATGACAAGAGAAGATAGAACAAGAAATACAGAAATACCTTTGTATTACTGGATAAGAGAAAAAGGCAGTATTAATAATATTAAAAGTGGCATGATGTTGGGATATAAACCTACAGGATGGCACATAGCAACTGAAGTATTAAAACGATATTATCAAATCAAGGGAATTCATCCTACTAAAGAAAATAAATTTGATAAGATAGTTTGTAAAGCCGCTTATAAATTTGGATCGTTACCACAATTTGTTGAAAATAATTTTATGATTCATGTAGTAGGTTATTATGAATTATGAAAAGATATATTACTTTTTATCTTTTTATTTTTTTATGTAGTGGATGTGCAGAAATAGCAACTAGCGTTGCAATAAATACAGGTGTTCAAGTAGCTGGTGAAAAGTATTTAATAGCAAATAAAAAGCCTGTCATTAAATGCAACGCAATAAATGTTTTAAAAGGCAATAATTTTTGTCGAGTAAGTCAAACTTATAAGGTGTCGTATGTTAGAAAAAGATAAAATAGGATTTAAATCTATGATGGATACAGTAACAACTCTTTATCAAAAACCTAATTTAGATATAGATACTTTAAGAGTTTGGTTTTCTAAATTAGATAAATTTGAATTTGGTGTAGTTACAAAAGCTTTCGATAAGTGGGTTGATAATAATAAATTTATGCCTACTGTATTTGACATTTTACAATTATGTCGCGAAAAGCCAATTGAGTTTGCTCAACTTCAAGCACCCAAACTAAACAATCAACAAAACAAGGCGCAAGCTGATAAGTTATTGGCTATGATCCATGAGAAAATGCCTGTAGAAGATAAGAAGATAAAAGATATGCGTGCATGGGCGCATCGTATTATTGCTAATCCTAAAAACTATCCAGCTATATCTTTAAAAACTGCAAAAGAAGCTATTAATGCAAAATAAATGGAAAAAGATCAGTAATTTTTGCATAGAGCGCAATAATTATTATATATCTCGTTATAATCTTGCGGATGGCACAAATAGATATGTTTTATGGGATGGAAATAAGATGATTAAAATACATGATAACGCAAAGGTGTTAAAAGATGAAGCACAGAGATTGGATAGCAACGAAACAGAATCTTCCGCAACTAATGATTTATTTGGAAGAGCTAATCGAAGATGGCAAAACACCACAAGTTACGATCAAAGAAAAGGCTGATAAAGGCAGATCGCTTGAAGCCAATAAATTTTTATGGGGTAGGCTTTATAAAAGCATTAGCAACTTTACAGGATATTTGCCGATGGAAGTGCATTTACTTTGCGGACATCTTTTCTTATCCGAACAGAAAACTATTAACGGAATTCAAGTTCCTTATGTTCGCTCAACGACTGATCTTACAGTCGAGGAATTTGCAAGTTATATTCAGAGCATTGAGGTCTATTTTTCAAATTTAGGGTGGTCAATGGAATGATTACAATTCCAATAGACAGAAACATTGTAGATCATTGTAAAACAATATTAAGCACTACTAATTTTGGTCAAAGAGGAAAAGCTGACGGAAATAAAGTAGAGCAATATATAGGCATTGTAGGTCAATCTGTTATTATGGATTTGTTAGGAATGCCTTTGATTGAATCTAAAGAAGGATTTGATGGCGGCATAGATTTTACATATAACAATAAAACATACGATATTAAAACAATGGGTAGAGAAACTTATGCACAAGATCATTATGTGAATAATCTTATAGCCATGCAATCAGATTACAATGTTGATCGTTATATATTTGCAAGCATTAATAAATTGACAGTTGAATTAACAATATGCGGATGGATAGATAAGCAAGGGTTTAAAGATAAAGCTATTTTTTATCCTGAAGGCGCTACAAGAACTAGATCAGATGGCACTACATTTACGACTAAAGCAGGTCTTTATGAAATTAAAAATTTTGATTTGATAAGAAGTAATAGTTTGGATCAATTTATTAAACAATTAAATGACTAAAGACGAAAAAGCACATTATGAAAAGCTATCTCAAATTGGTTGTATTGTTTGCCGCAATCTTGGGTTTGGTTATTCAGCTCCACATATTCACCACATTAGGCATGGGGTTGGATTGGCTATGCGTAGCCATTGGAGTATGGCTATACCTTTATGTCCAATGCACCATCAACATGGCGGTTTCGGCGTGGCGCTTCATGCAGGTCAAAAAACATTTGAAAAGAAGTATGGAACAGAATCGGAACTTTTACAACAAACATTAACAATTTTAGAGGGCAAATTATGATAGAATTACTGCTCGGCGTTATTATTATGGCAATCGTCATATATCTTATAAATAGGTAAAATTATGAAAAAAGTGTTTTCAATCCATGAAGCTGAAGTAGTATCGCCTGGCGTTACTATTGGCGAATTCTTTTTAAAGTTATTGCACGCATCAACTAACGGACATTTATTGCATTTACAAACCAAATCATATTCAGAGCATAAAGCGCTACAAGGTTATTACGAAAAATTGCCTGATGCGGTTGATACAATTATTGAGCAATATCAAGGTGCATATCAAAAGATTGTTGAATATCCAAACATGTATGAACCACCTAAAGCTGATGCGCTCCAAGAAGTAACATCAATTAGAGATTTTATTGTGGCTAATAGAGCCGTTGTTGGCGATTACACAAGCTTACAAAATGAAGTCGATGCTTTATTGAGTATTGTTGAAGCCACAATGTATAAGCTTACCTTTTTAGACTAATGCCAACCGCACCTCTCAACACCAAGTGTCGGGAATTAGGTTGCAAAAATGAAAAGACTAGCCGATCCACTTTTTGCAATGAGCATGGTGGTGGCATAACAGAAAAAGGCCGAGAAAATAGTAAATTATATTCAACTGGCTTTTGGAAAAAACAAAGAACTATTCAATTAAGTAAGAAACCGCTATGCGCGGCTTGTTTGCTTGAAGGCAAAGTAGTTCAAGCAGTTCACATAGACCATGTATTTCCGCATAGACAAGATAGTCAAAAATTTAGGGTTAATTTATTTCAAAGTTTATGCCCCGCACATCATAGCTTAAAAACACAAGACGAAAACGATGGAAAATATCTTTACTATTCAGATAACGGATTAATTACTTACACAGACGCAGATTATGGCCAAGCTTTTAACGAAACAAAATCTGCGCAAAATATATAAAATGCTTGCATTGCTTCCGCCATTTAATGAGTGGCGATTGCCTGCGGCGCATCGCGTTACATTCGAAGTGGTATCTAATACCGAAGCTTATGGTTGGTTTATAAACGATCCGCCAAGAATACAAATAGATCGATCATGCGATGATTGGAATAAAATAACGCATACAATGATGCATGAAATGATTCATTGTTTTTTGTGGTATTCAGGCCATAAAGATTTTGATGCGCATGAATCAAAGTTTAAAAAATACGCTAAAATAGTTTGCAATATACATAATTTAAAAGAAGAGGAATTTTAATGGCACTTTTAGATGCGGTTATAGGCACGATAGGAACTGTTCTTGATCGAGTAATACCTGATAAAAACAAAAGGGCTGAAGCTCAAGAACAATTACAAAACTTACTAACAACGCAAGACTTTCAAATAGCACTTGAACAAATAAAGGTAAATGCAATTGAAGCGCAATCAGATAATATATTTAAATCAGGATGGCGACCAAGCGTGGGCTGGATATGCTCAATCGCTTTCGCACTTCACTTTGTTATATTTCCCTTACTCAATTGGGTTCTCATGCTCTGCGGCGGACAACCAATTCTTGTGCCATTTCAAATGGATACTCTTTTAACAGTATTACTTGGCTTATTAGGCATGGGAACTTTAAGAACAGTTGAGAAGATGAAGATTAAATGAAGCTGACAAAGCATTTTACATTACAGGAATTAACTCATAGCGATATTGCTCAAAGACATTCTTTAGATAACACACCTGATAAAAAGATTATTCCTAATCTAATTAGAGTGGCTGAATTGTTAGAGGATGTGCGCGCTTTATTTAATAAGCCTATCATAATTAATAGTGGCTATCGTAGTGTGGCCGTTAATTCATTATTAGGTAGTAAGCCAACATCTCAACATTGTATTGGATGCGCGGCTGATATAAGAATAAGCGGACTAACTCCCGATCAGATTGTAAGTAAGATTGTTAAGAGCGATATACAGTATGATCAAGTGATTAGAGAGTTTGATTCATGGGTGCATATATCTATTCCTAAAGATGAAGGAACGATAGCGCGTAAGCAGGCTCTTATTATAGATAGGAAGGGCGCTAGGCCTTACGCATGATAGATGAGTATGTGCTATGTGATATACTATGTGCATTAATATATATTAAATATATATTATTATTTTATATAACGATAAGAGGAATACAATGGATAAGACAGAGATATTAAGAACTGCCAATGAATATATATGTAAGGACAGGCAATCAACTCATGGCGAAGCAGAGAATAACTTTGCTAACATAGGAAGATTATGGTCTGCTTATCTCAATCATCCAATCACTCCTCAAGATGTTGCAATACTAATGACACTACTCAAGATTGCTAGGTATAAAGGCAATCCATCTTATGTTGATAACGCTATTGATATGTGTGGCTACGCCGCATTGGCGGGCGAGCTAGGGCAAGGGGTATAAATGAAATTAAGTAAAGGCTGTAAGCTATTGAATAACTTAATGTTTTTGGGGTTGTTAAACGAGCAAGCGCGAAACCAAACTCTTGTAAAAGGGGTTTTCAAAGGGGGGTGTCTTTAATGAGCGCAAGAATACCAGCCGAAGTTCATTTAATTCATGGAACTAAAGGTGAAAAAATGGGAACGCTCCTTCCCGAATCTGTTAAAAAACGAATTCCCGAATCCGAGTGGATGGACAATCCCGATGCGTGGAGTAAAAAAAGATTTTACGATGAAACTGCCGAATATCTTTTTGAAGTCTATGGCATAGGTTCGGATCAAGAGCGCCATGCACTAACTATGCTGACAGATCAGATTGATACCTATGTTGATTGTAATAGACATATTGCCGCTGAAGGTTTAGTAACAAGTTTTAATGACGGAAAGACTATTGGCCCATCGCCTTATGTTTCTATTCGCAAAGAAGCTCTTAAACAAATTATCCTTTTGATGAATGAGCTTGGACTTACTCCAAAATCAAGATTAGCAAAACCATCATCTATGCCAAGTTCTACTTTAGGAAAACTAATGTTAGGGCCACAAGTTAAGAGATGAGTTATCTAATCGGAGTTCAATACGCTCAAGATGTAGTTAAAGGCAATGTTGAAGTTTGCAATAATATAAAATTAGCATGTCAGCGCTTCCTAAACTTTATGGAAGATAAGCATTGGGAGTATGAGTTTTTCCCTGAATATGTAGAGCATGTTCTACAATTTGTTTCAATCCTAAAACATACTAAAGGCCCTGATGCTGGCAAGCCAATAGTTCTCGAACCTTTCCAAATTTTACTTCTTTGCGGCATCTATGGATTCCGCCATAAAAAAGACCATGAAAAAAGAATGACAACTGATGTCATTGTTTTTATTCCTCGCAAAGCTGGCAAATCAACTTTAACCGCAGTTATAGGTTTATATGAATTAGCTTTTAATGAAGCTGGCGCTGAAGTATTTACACTTGCGACAAATAGAGAACAAGCCACTATTGTTTTTGATGCGGCAAGGTCTATGGTTGAATCTATGCCTGATGAAGTTAAAGCATGGTATAGAGTTAGTAAATATGAAATTGGAAAAGCTAATGATAGCCAAACAATGTTTAGAGCTTTATCAAGAGATAATAAAAAATCAGGCGATGGTAAAAATGCATCATGCGCCATAATAGATGAAGCGGCTCAAATAACTGATCGAAATAGTATAGAGGTTATATTTTCAGGCATGGTGGCTCGTAAGAATCCATTAAGGATTTATATTACTACCGCATCATTTACTAAAGACACAAAGTTTTTTGAAGACTTAACTGCTTTTGAAGCAATGCTTAATGGCGATGCACCTGACAATCCTCGATGGTTTGGTCTTTTATATGGACTTGATCCGCAAGATAATTGGCGCGATGAATCAACCTGGAAAAAAGCTAACCCTATGCATGGGATTTCTGTATATCAAGAAGCAATTAGAGAGCGATGCGAGCAAGCTAAACTTAAACCGCCAGCACTTAATGAATTTCTTTGTAAAACGCTTAATGTATATGTATCTGCTAACACAGCATGGATTGATCGCGATTATTGGGATAAATCTGTAGGCGAAGATAAAGCTGATCCTGAAGAGGTATTTATTGGTTTCGACTTGGCCGCCACTCGCGACTTAAATGCAGTTTGCACACTAAAACGATATGCATCCGAAGATTATTATGCTGAATTCAAATTTTTCTTACCTGAAGACGCGTTAGGATTGATTCCAAGTCATTATCGTGGTATATTTGAACAAGCCATTCATTCAAAAATATTACATATTACTGAAGGCAATGTTATGGATGACAGAGAGATTTCTGAATTCATAAAAAACCAATGCACAAAATATAATATTAAAGAAGTAGGTTACGATGCATATAATGCCGCTTCTCTTATTGCTAGACTACACGATAATAGCATTCCAGTTAAAAAAGTTGGACAAGGGATGGCCGTTTTAAGTAACCCATCCAAGCATGTTGAAAAGCTCATCATGCAAAATGCTATTAAGCACGATGGCAATCCGTTTGTGGGTTGGCAATTAGGCAATTGCGAGGTTTACACCGATGTTAATGGAAATATTAAGATCAGAAAAAACGAAGCAGATAAGTCAGCAAAGGTAGATGGTATAATAGCGCTTATTATTGCGATGCATTGCTCACTAGATCATCCATTAACTTCTACTTCGTTTGGCTTTAGAAGTATATAAAGGAAAAACATGGCTATAACAGATATATTCAAAAGAAAATCAAGCGCATCCGCAAAAGAAAGTAATACTCTTTTTGGTCAAACTGCGTTAGGAAACAACATCTTACGCAATGTTTCAGGTCAGAAACAACAAGCTAATAACCAATTATTATATGTAACTACAAGCTCTGTTAATACCGCAGGCCGAGTAGTTGATATGTCAATGTTGAGCCGTAACTCAACTGTTATGGCATGCGTTAATGCAAAAGCAAGAGCATTAGCTCAACTACCTATTAAGATTATGGCTTATGATGCTGATGGTAAAATGGTTGATGCGGTAACTGACCCTAATGTGTCAGCAAGAGATAAATCAAAAGCAAAAGCTGTATATAATTTATTAAATAATCCAAACAATTATCAATCTGCTTACGAATTTTGGTATCAATGGTCAATGTGGTATGACCTATCAGGCGAAACATTTACTGCACTATGGCGCAAAGAACAAACTAACCCAACATTAACGCCAATGGAAATGTATTTATTAGATTCAACTCTAATTACTGCACAAATTACTCCAACTCGCTATCCAACATACAGATTAAGCACTTCTACTTACGGATTTAATAAAGATGAGCCATTAGAATATTTTCAAGTGATTCATGCAAGTGAAATGGCTTGGCAAGGTAGCGCTGGTTTCAATAAAGGTATTTTAGCGACAGAGCTTGTAAGCTTGGATCAGGATATTGATCTTTATAGCAACTTCATCATGTTAAACGGAGCTAAACCAAGTGGGATGTTTGTTACAGACCAAGTTATTCCTGATGCTAAATTTAAAGAGATTGCCGCAAGATTAAAAGAAGCATGGACATCATTAACAGGTTCTAAATCAACTGATTTATCTAAACCAGGTCAAGGTATGTTGTTAGATAACGGCATGAAGTATATGCCATTAGATATGCTAACACTTCAAGATGCTGATGCAAGAGCATTAAAACAACAAACTATGAAGCGTATATGCGGGTTGTTTGGCGTTCCGCCTGCAATGATTGGTATTGAGGAAGGTAAATACAATAATACTCAAACAATGTTAGATGAATTCTACAAATCAACAATGTTGCCTATTATTACTAACATTCAACAAAAATTTAAAACTTCATTGCTTTCAGGCTATCCAAATCTATGCATTGAGTTCCAAACTCAAGACTTTCTTAAAGGTGCACCGCTAGATCAAATGAATTACGCAGTAGCAGGTGTGAATAATGGTATAATGACACCTAATGAAGCGCGCGAATATCTTGGCAAACAAAATATGGATGGCGCAGACGAATTAAAAGATACATCAAAACAAGCTCGACCTATTAGCGGCACTTCACCACAATCAACTGGTGGTGGCGGAAATACAGATGTTATAGGTAAAACTGGACAGGCTGGAAAGGCTTAAATGCCAGTAGTAAATTATAAAAAACCAAAAGAATTAAAAGGTTATCATTGGCATCATATTAAACCTAAACATTTAGGCGGAACTGATGACAAAAATAATTTAATTTTACTTTCACCATATGAACATGCTATGGAACATTTAAAATTATATAAAGAATATGGATTGCAAGCTGACGCTTGGGCATATAACAGATTAATTAGGCAATCTAAATTAGATTTAGATCATATTAAATATTTAAAACCTAATTTAGGTAAAAAGTTTTCAGACAAAGTTAATAAAAGAAAAGGAAGGTCTGGAAATGAAAATGCTATGTCAAGAAGTGAAGTAAAAGAAAAACATAAAAAAGCAATGGAATTATTAAAAGGTTCAAGCGTTTTATCTCACAAAGGTGGGAATAATCCAAGCGCTAAAAAAGTAAAAGTAAATCAAATTATTTATGATTGTATAAATAGTGTAGCAAAAACTTACAATGTAAGTAGAGTTACAGTTAGAAAATGGATAACAGGATCAAAACCAAATAAAATTCATAAAATTGAATTTATTAGTTTTGCATAAATTAAAAATTATGACATTAAAAGAGTTACTCGATAAATTAACCCAACAGGCTCAAAAACGAAAATCAAAACCTGTTGAAACTAACGGAATGAAAAAAAAGGGAGTGCCAATCAATGACTGAAATTAATAAATCTAATTTCGAGAAGTTCTTTTTCGAATCTAAAGTTGCTTTAGGTATAAAAGCCGATGAATCAACTGATGCTAGTGGCGTTATTGAAGCTACTGTAACAACTTGGGGCGCTCGCGAAGGCGCTGATGGTCGCAGATTTAATTATAAGCCTGAAGGCTTTGCGCAATGGGCTGATGAGTTTGCAAAATCAGGTAAACCGCTTCCAATGTATTTTCAACATAATGATATGTCCATGCCTGTAGGCGAGTGGCAAGAATTTGAATTTACTGACACAGGAATGAATGCAAAAGGCCGTTTATTTACCAATACAACTGCTGGTAAAGACCTTTATACAATTATGAAAGAATCGCCAAATATGGTTGGCGGTGTTTCAGTTGGCGCTTATGCTGATGAATACTGTATGACAGATAAAGAAGGCAATATGTTATCAGATGATGATGATATGGATGAAGCATATTTCCAAATTACTAAAGGCGGATTAAGAGAAGTATCGATTGTTATGCAACCTAACAATCTTGAATGCAATATCTCGAAATTAGAGTGCTTTAGAGCCGATGGTTCTTTAGACTTAAAACTAATCGAGAAAGCATTGCGTGATGCAAAACTTTCAAGAAAAGATGCGACCACCGCGTCTTCAATTTTCAAACAAATTTTAGAATCTCGGGATGAGCCTAAAGTTGATGTTGAAAATACACCTATTCAGAGTGAATCCGATGCGGTGGTAAATGAGGAAGATCAATTACTCAAAGCTTTTGAGGAAAGAGAACTACTCAAAAAACTTAACAATCGTTTAAAAGGATAAATCATGTCAGAAAAAATCATGGAAAAACTTGACGCTATTGAAGCGGCTAATTTAGCAAAAGTGGAAGAGATTACAACTTCCGTTGATGCTAAACTTGCTGAAACAGTAGCTTCATTCGATGAAAAAG